TAACAATATTGGTGTGGGCGACGATGTTATTTGGTCACGCTTGTTTACTCCAATCAACAATGTTCCTGGTCATCAGATTGATTCGATGTTCATTGGAACTTCCCCTGCACCAACCGGCACATCTAACGTTGTTATTGACTTCAACGAGCTTGCAAGCTTTGAATCTGTGAATATTGATGTAGTAGTTTCTTAAGGAGATGATATGGCTATCGTAGAGTTCATCTCAGAAGATTATTTAGAAGAAGCTCGTGAGAATATTACACAGCAATTTGTTGACAAGGACATAATAGATAGGTATCTACAACTGCTTCTTAAACAACAAGAAGCAATACAACAAGTATTCAAAGACCTCCTGCAAAAGAGAAGTATTGATGAAGCAACAGGTGCCCAACTTGATATTATCGGAGAGATTGTAGGTCAACCACGAGAGCTTATCTCTGCTGATCTGTTTGATTTCTTTGGGTTTCAGGGGGCACTTAAAGCTGGCAGCTTCGGGGACATTAACAACCCCACTGTTGGTTCACGTTGGTATGACTTCGGGCAACCTGTGGGCGGTAATGTACTCCTAGATGACAACACTTATCGCCTGTTCATCAAAGCTAAGATTCTAAAGAATACTACAGCATCTACACCAGAAGAGTTCATTGCTTTTATGAACTTCATGTTTGGTACAGCTAACACGCTTTATGTTGCTGAGGGAGATGCCTCCTACACAATCTTGTTTGGTAGACAGCTTAGTGACTTTGAACAGGTGCTGCTGAACTACGTCTCTACATCGCAAGGTTACCCTTCCCGACTTATTCCTAAAACCGTAGGCGTTAGAATTAATTTCGGCTACTTTGAAACTAACAATTATTTTGGTTTTCAAGGTGCTCCCGGAGCAAAAGGTTACGGTGACTTAATTGAAGATGATAGTACGGGATATGGACTAGATTACGGACTGTATTACGGCGGCAACCGCTTTCTTGTGGGTGGTGGTATCTATGCCACCCTATTTTAAAATAATTCAACGAGGAATTATAAGTTATGGCTAACATTTCAAAACCAAATAAGCTTAATCTCATGTGGGCTTCCGGTGGGGATATTCTTGATCCGGGCGACACTAAGTACCAAACCGGGTGGGGTGTAGAAGTACCTCCGCGTCAGTGGGAGAACTACATTCAGAACAAGCAAGACCAAGCAATTGCACACATCAATCAACACGGTATTGCAGTTTGGGATGCTGAAACTGAATATCAAGCAAATACCAGCTATACTCAAGGTCAAACAAACGGTACTATTTACCGTGCAAAAGTGACTCATTCGGGTCAAAATCCAGAACTTGATACATTAAACACTTATTGGGACATTGCCTTCGCTGCTGCTGGAGACTTTTACACGAAAGCGGAGGTTGATGCAGATTTCTTAGCTAAAGATCAGAATTTAAGTGACCTGCTGAGTGTAACAGATGCTCGAACTAATCTTGGTGTTTATAGTAAAGCTGAAACCTACACTAAGACGGAAGTTGATGCTAAGACTACTGTAGCCTCTGCTCTTCAAGCGCAAGAGCAAGTATCTGATGCGGTACTGCTTTCACCCGCCAAGCTTGCACAAGCCTTTCTGGGTAGTAACAGAAACACCACCAGTTCCGGGTATCAAAAGTTTCCCGGAGGGTTAATTTTGCAGTGGGTTTATGTCCCAGCCACCGACCCATCTGCGACAAGCAATACAATGTCTGTAACTTTCCCAATCGAGTTCCCTAATGCGGCTCTCTCACTCTCACATATGGAAGTTGGTGTGGCGGCAAACAAATCTTTATTCTCCTACGAAAACTTATCCTCAACAGGGGTAACAGTTCACTCATCGAGGGTGGTCGGTGCAAGTACAAGCGGTTGTCGTCTACAGATTATAGGTTATTAAGATGCCACAACGAATCTCACCTTTTATTGAAGTTAAGTATGGATGGAATTATGGGGAGTCCGGTTGGAACGAGGGGGTGGACGAGAACTTTTTAAAACTCTCTTGCTTGACATCTTCGGTCTTCGACGGGGTAGTTGAGACACTGCCCGAGTTCCCATCTAACGGTAGTGTATACTATCTGACCACCGATAAGAGGCTTTACTTCTATGCGGGCGCGTGGAAGTCTACACCAATCCCAAAGTGGTTTATTCTAAAGGACAGGGTAACGGGGGATTACTGGGAGTTTAATGGTTCTGGTCTAGCACTTGTACCGAGTATCGCAGATACAGCCTCTGAGATAGAAGACATATCATCCACACTAGGCACACTGGGTTCAGCAGCATTCAAAGAAGCTTCTACGTTTGCCACGGTTTCTGCTCTGGATGTAGCAAGCGCTCAGTCTAACCAATACACGGACTCTTTAAGGAACGACTTACTTGATCCTCAGGGTTCGTCTTTAGTTGGTTGGACGAGGACCCCCATTACACAGACAATTTCATCTGTAGCATTAAAACTGTCCAGTCAGCCCGTAAACGTGTGGGAATACGCTGCCTCTGTAACAGACCGACCTGACCCGTTAGACCCCTCAACTTGGGACTGGACACCTGCCATACAAGCAGCTCACGACTCCGGTTTTGAGAGTATTGAGATTCCCAAGGGGACTTTTCAGATAAAATCTGTCAACATATCTCACAACATGACAGTTTTCGGATGGGGTACAGAATCTGTATTATCACACTACCCAGATGCTGTTCCCAGTACGGGTTCTCTGGTTATGTTTAATATAACGAGTCATAACCTGAAATTCAGTCTTATGGACTTAGTATTAGATGGTAATGAGAGTAACCAGTCTGCTGAGTATGCCTATGGTTATATGGTAAGGGCATCCAATCTTCCAGGGGAAGTCGGGGATGTACTTAGCGTGGTTGTTCATAACTGTGATCTTGTGAATATGTGCCAAGCAGCCATTTCTCTCGATGGTGACACATCTTCTGATGGTTATGAAGAGTTGGTGGTAGAAAATTGTAGATTCTTGAATGGGCGGCAAGGTATTGGACGTAGCACTGCTCTCGGCATTAGTAGTTTTGGGCCAGACTATATAACCCTGACTGATAAAGCATATGCAAGAATCCTAAACAACAGTTTTATCTACAATAAATCATTGGCTGCTTCAACTGAATCAAGTACAGCACAATTTCCCCCTACTGCGGTAAGAATTACAATTCGTGAGGGTACATCCAATCTAGATTCTTGTCGATGCCTTATCGCCTATAACTATTTTTACGGTTGTGGGCGTGGGGAACGAACAGTGCCTACAGTAGAGCGCCCCGAAGACGGAATTGGAGTGATTGATTTCTACGCCAGAGGCAGGGCTATCAGAATTATTGGTAACCATTTCGAAGCAAGTCAAGGCTCCCCTATAAGGGGTAAAACTAATTGTGATATGGTAGTGGTCACTGGTAATATAATTGATGGTACTGCTGCAAATCCGGGAATTAGCATTGTACCAAACACGTATGCCGATCAGCAGGGTAGGATTATAATTCAAGGTAACGTGGTTAAAGATGTCAGTTATCACGGTATTGGGGTGGTTGGTGCATCAGGAACAATAACTCATGAACCTCCGGCTAATACCAGAAACTATGTTCTTGATATAATTATCTCGGAAAACATAATTGACAATGTAGATACTTGGAACCCCGGCTTCCAAACGTCAGATGCAAGTGGTGTTTACATAAGAAACGCTAAATCTACAAAAATTTGCTCAAATAATATAAGAAACGTGGAGGTGAATGGAATCATAGTAAGGGGTACGGGGGGAGAGTACAACTCTGAGAATATACAAATTACAAACAATGTAGTTGAATCCTGTAGGTCAGTTGGGATTCTTACAGAGCAATCTCTTGCAGGCTCTGTTAATATCTCCGGTAATTTGGTATCAGATTGTGCTGGGTTTGGTATTAACGCGGGGGCAGCCAGTGGCAGCGTATCAAACTTGACTCTAACTAGTAACTCTGTACGGGCCTCAGACGGGTATGGGGTATACTCTCGATATTTTTCTTATGTGTCCGCGAGCGGTAACCATGTTGAGTCTGTAACAGGTACGTCCAGGGGCTATCGTTTCGATGATACGGTTAGCACTAAGCTAGTAGGAAATACAGTAGGAAGTGGGGTTACCACAGGTCATTCCGTGGCCGCAGACACCAAAAGTAAGTTCTCGGAGTCAGATAACAGTTGGAACCCAACGAATAGTTTCTCAACTACAGCCCCGACAACGGGTACGTGGGTTAAAGGTAGTGTGGTGTGGAATAACTCCCCTGATCCGGGGGAATCCGTGGGGTGGGTTTGCACCGTCACGGGAACGCCCGGTACATGGAAGTCTTTTGGTACGGTGTCTACATAATTTGGTGAAACTATGAACGCTCTGTATAAAAAACTTGCAGCATACGGCCTCGGAGGGGCCGTAGCTCTCTCAGGGGCGTACCTCGTTGCGCCTTGGGAGGGGAAAGAAAACAAAGCTTATGTTGATCCTGTAGGCATCTTGACTATTTGCTACGGCGAAACAAAAGGGGTTAAAAAAGGAGATTACAAGACGGACCAGCAATGTCTGGAATCTCTAGCCCACGAACTTGTGAAGCATGACAAGCAGATGATGAAGTATATCCGCGTACCTCTGACTGATAAGGAACATGCTGCGTATCTCTCTTTCACATACAACCTTGGTGTTGGTGCGTTCAGTAAATCCACGCTTCTTAAGAAGCTTAATCAAAAGGAATTTGAAGCTGCTTGTAAAGAGCTTGATAAGTGGGTTTATGCGGGTGGTAAGAAACTAAACGGACTTGTTAAAAGGCGTGCCGCTGAAAGGGAGATGTGTCTAGAAGGAGTGAAGGAAAGGGGTTTGATTAATGAAAATCGTAAATGATTGGAAAGCTCAACTAAAATCTTACTCCTTTCTTTCTCTGCTTGCCATTATCCTTTCTACACTCTCATGGGGCGGTTTGGCTATCCTTGGTGTTGTGTCTGGCTACATGTCATTCTGGGGGCTGCTAACAACAGCCTCCATTTTTGCTGTAATGGGTATGGTTGGAAAGTTCATTGACCAAGACCTTAAGAATGACGGGAAGATGTTCTGGGAGGAATCAGAGATTCCAGAGGAAGATAAAGATGTTTAGTTTCCTCTCTTCCCCTCTCATCAAAGTTTTGTTTGTAAGCAATCTTGTTTTCTTAGCGTATACAGGATTGTTTGCTTACTATTCTTACAGTTTAAAAGGCGATCTTGGTAAAGCCAGTGAAGCACTAAGTAATTGTGCAAACGCTAATTTAAGCCTTCAAAACTCCTTGAAACAACAGGAACTATCTTGCAAGGCAGACGATGTTGCCATTGTAGAACTAACGTCTGAGAAGAAGGAGCTTCAAGATAAAATGGATGATCTCAAAGAGAGGCTTGATAAGCTTTCTAAGAGTAAACCTTTGTATCTAACTCCTCCTACACAAAAAGAGAATACCAATAATGAAACTAATGTTATTCCCAATAGTGCTCTTCTCAACCCTGAGCTTGTCA